TACGGAATTTCAATTAATGTTAGGATATCTGAAATATTAGAGAGTATAGATGATAATGGATATAAAATGGAACCGACATTTCAAAATATAAAAAGTGAATAGGAGGCAAAAATGGAAAACGATGTAAAATTTGAAGTTACTGCTGGTTTTTTTGATGCGATAAATAATGATCGTGTTTATTCAGCAGATGATATGAATAGACCATATAGAAAATTAATAAGTAATGGTGTTTTTGCAACTCCAAAAGGTGAACCTTCCGATTATTTGCAAGTTTTTACTGCAAATAATGGGATGAATATTATAGTTTCAGCAGGTTATGCACTAATTGGGGATAAGTGGTTTGAAAATCCAAGCAATTTGACAATAACTACAGCACAAAATTCTGATGTATTAACTAGAATAGACAGTATTATAGCTCAAATGGATAAAACTCAATTAGGAAGAGCAGGAAATATAGTATATAGAAAAGGGACTGCATCAAGCAACCCAGTACATCCATCAATAAATACTGAAGAAAACATCATTGAATTTAGATTAGCTGATATTACGATTAGTCCATCTTGTATAAAAATTACACAAGACTTAATAAAAGACTGTAGAGGTAGTAGTGAATGTCCTTGGGTTACAAGTTTAATATATCAAGTTGATACATCAACATTATATGCACAATGGCAAGAGGCATATAAGAAATATTATGAAGATCAAGAAGCGGAACACGATACATATTTTACAGAATTTAAAAATATTATGGCAAATTTCTTTAATACTGAAGAACA